ATGCTAAACATTTTCGACCACACTCCTTCGGTTCATGGGAACCTCGGCAAGCCAGCAAACACCTGCCGCATTTCGACGGTTGGGATCTCGGATGACACAAAAGGATCAGAAAAAATGTTCTTTTTACTTGACAATGTGTCTGAGATCGGTTATATTTATACTGTTAATAAAGAAAGACTTAAAACTAACCAAAATTTACTCAAAGAAATAAGGAAAGAAATTAAGAAAAAGAAAACACAACAGGATGTTCAAACAATTTCGTTTGAGGTCCACTCAACAGATTACGAAAAAGACATAAAATACATTTTGAAACATACATCAAATATTCAATTAAACAACAAAGGAAAAGAATAAAAATGGCATTAGATATTAATGAAATTAGGGCTCGATTGAGCGACGTGAATAGCAAAGGAAACGGCAGCGGCCGCAATGTTTTCTGGAGACCACAAGATGGTAACCAGGACATTCGGATTGTTCCCACTTCTGATGGTGATCCCTTCAAGGATTATCACTTTCATTACAATCTTGGCCCAGACAATCGAGGCGGCGTACTGTGTCCTAACCGAAATTTCGGTGAGCAGTGCCCAATTTGTGAGTTCAAGGATCAGCTTTGGAAGGATTATAATCGGACACAAGATTCCGATACCTTTCAGATGGCAAAGGATTTGACTGCTCGTCAGCGATTCTTTACTCCGGTTCTTGTTCGAGGTGAAGAGGCGGATGGTGTTCGTCTTTGGGGCTTTGGAAAGGAAGCATATACTGCTCTACTCCAATTGGTTCTCAACGAGGAGTACGGTGATATTACTGACGTAGAGGATGGGACAGATCTCACTCTTCAATACGGTAAGCCACCTGGGGCACAATTCCCCAAGACAACTCTCACCCCTCGCCGTCGCACTACCCCGTTATGTGATGATAGGGTTGGAGGCGAAGAGCGTTGTAACGAATTGATGGAAAATATTCCTGATTTCGATAGTGTTTTCCAGCGCAGGACTCCTGAAGAAATGGAGGAAATCTTTAACCGATTTGTCTCTAGTCTAGACGGGGATACCACGGTGGAAGGTAGCGATCTTGAGGTCGAGTCTACGACTAACGTTGTGGACAAGGCGTTCAGCGATCTAGTAGGGTAGTTGATGCCCGAAACCACAGGAAGGCATGGGTTTGTGGATGCCTTACCCCATTTCAAAACGGGGTCTTTAACGAACCGCTGGCAGACCGGTAAAAGTCTGCCGCTTTTCAAAAAGGAAACATCATGAGTAAAAAACAAAAACAATCGACCAGTATTCACTCCCTGTCTACGCCCGCATCCCGCATCCGTTCAGCGCTGAACGAGGGATACGTGAAGCCACCGGTAATCCCCGGTGTAAAGATTGTGGACTTTATTTCCCAGTCCCCGCAAACCTTAAAAGAGCATGAAGATTTGTTAGATCACGATCCGCGAGTCAGCGCACTCCACCCACACCATGTAAAAGATCTGGCCCACGATATCAAACGCCGAGGATTGACAGACCCGCTAGTTGTCATCTCTCCCCCGAAAGGAGGGCCAGGTAGCTATAGTTCTCTCAATCATCATAGACTTGAGGCTCTACTACAGTTAAACGTGACCACCGTCTTTTGCTGGGTGGCAGAATTGATACCATACAATGACAGCACCGGCCGCCGACATACTTATGAGGAGATTCTTGAAGATTTTACCGGCGCCGGGGTCAACAGCTTAAACGAAGATCAGCCACCCCGATTGCCAATGTGCATGCTTGATCGTATTCGCCACCTTAGTAAGAAGCACAGATTCGGAGCTTTTGGGGAAGATTCTCTCACTGGCGCCAAGCTTAAGGACGATGAACTTAGGAAGGCAGCTAGAGAATTTGCCGAGGCGACTTGGGCCTCTATGCCATCGAACATAATTGGTAAGATTGTGTGTGGATTTATGGACAACGTTAATCCTAAAAAATACCAGCACCACGATGCTAATTCTGCAAGAAGATTTCTGAACCGGAAAAAGAGCGAGTTTGGATGGGATATCGAAGACAATATTTTGTCAGCGCTTGCTCACAATGGTTCAGTGGACAAAAGCACTGGCATTTGGCTCAAAAATATGAAGCGTACACTAGACAGACTTGTCAAGGCCGGCAAGCCCCAGAAGGAAGCCGAAGATCTTCTCAAATTTCTAGAAATCCACTTGTACACCTACATCCTGGATCCAGGCTCACCAAAAAAGCTGCTTGAAAAAAGAAATGAAATGCTCGCGGAGATCGCAGATATCAACAACGACCAAGTCCTGTATGGCCACTTCAAGGTGACTAAGATTCTTTTTATGCCCCAGATTCTCGAACCCAGGAATCAAAAAGAGAATAAACTTGTTGTCTTCAACTGGAACAACAAGACAAACAGTTGGGTATAGGGAGTCGGAGTGTCAAGATTGAAGAAAGAAACAAAAGCAGGAAAGCTTTCCGCTGCTGATTTAAGATCTCGACTTAATAAGAAAGCAGGACTCAATATAGCTCACAATCTTCGGGAGGATAACCCCACGGAGGTAAAGGAATGGATCCCGACAGGATCACGCTGGCTAGACTCTATTATCTGTAGAGGCAAGCTCGCCGGAATTCCCGTAGGCAAAGTGTGTGAAATCGCAGGGCTCGAATCAACAGGCAAGTCATACATGGCATGTCAAATCGCAGCCAATGCTCAGAAGATGGGTATTCGAGTGGCATATTTTGATTCTGAATCTGCCATTAGCCCAGACTTCTTAGAAGATACCGGTATCGATGTCAAGGAACTTCTATACATCCAGGCAACTTCAGTTGAACAAGTCCTAGAAAGTATCGAAGAACTCTTAGGAACAGGGGAAAAGTTTCTCTTCATATGGGATTCGCTAGCGCTAACTCCAGCCATCAGCGACATCGAAGGTGACTTTAATCCGCAATCATCGATGGCAGTAAAGGCTAGAATCTTAGCTAAGGGAATGTCAAAGCTTACTATTCCAATTGCCAATAGTCAGTCAACATTTCTAGTATTGAACCAGCTTAAAGCCAACATCACCCGGTCACCCTCCGAGGCGATGACAACTCCTTACGTTACTCCTGGCGGAAAGGCAATGATATACACATATTCACTACGCATTTGGCTCACCGGAAGAAAGGCGAAAGCTTCGAGAGTCCTAGACGATAATGGATTTCAGATTGGTTCAGAGGTAAAAGTAAGACTTGAAAAGTCACGCTTTGGAACGCAGAACAGGGCATGCAACTTCCGTATTCTTTGGGGAGCAGACATTGGTATTCAGGATGATGAAAGTCTCCTCGATGCTATTAAGGGTACCGAATCAATAGAACAAAGCGGAGCCTGGTTCTCACTAGTATACAAAGACGGCACAAAGGATAAATTCCAGGCAAAGAACTGGGTTAATAAGTTGCAAGACGATAAATTTAGACAGAGAGTTTACGATATAATGGAGGAAGAAGTCATTATGAAGTTCGACAAGAGGATTGGTGAAGCATCCTCCTTCTATGATAATGACGACGCAGACATCCAGATAGAATAATGAAAATCACAGCGAGACACAAGAAGTATATGATGATGGCAGCAAAGGTTGCTGGTCAAAACCGAACTTGTGTCCAACATCGGCACGGCGCTGTCCTCGTGAAAGGGGGCAGCGTCATTTCTTATTCTACTAACCAAAATGCATTGAAGTGGTGGGCTGCAAGATTTCGACATAGAGATCGAGGCCATGCCACAAAGCATGCGGAGGTAGGATGCATCCATAACATTGATCGCAGCAAGACTACAGGGTCTACATTGTATGTGGTCAGGATTGGCAACACTGGAAATCTTTTAATGTCAGAGCCGTGTCCAATGTGTAAAAGAGCATTGGCTAATGCGGGAATAAAGAAAGTATATTACACACTTAACGAAGAAGAAATGGGAATATTAAAATTATGAAAAGAGCAATGATTGTTGACAGCACTAACATTTACTTTCGATCTTATTTGGTCGACCCAAGTTTATCATTAAACGGATCACCAATTGGAGGATATAAAGGGTTCATTAAGAGCCTGCAAAAGCTTTGCAGAATTATAAAGCCAGAGGAGATCATCCTAATCTGGGATGGTGAGGGCGGATCCCAAAAACGTCGAGAGATCAATAAGGATTATAAGGCAGGCAGAAAGCCTCTGAGATTCAATCGTCGTGAGGTCCAGATGACCGAGGAAGAGACAGAAGAAAATATGATTTGGCAAAGAATTCAGTTAGCAGAGATGCTCAACTGTATGCCTACTGTAAATATCATGATAGATAAGATTGAGGCCGATGATGTCATTGCTTATGTTGCTCGTCACCCCAGGTACGCAGACTACCAGAAGGTGATTGTGTCTTCAGACAAAGACTTCTTTCAACTCTGTGATGACAAGACTGTTATTTATCGCCCATCACCCTCCAGGGGAGCCGACGCAGTTGTAGTTACGGAGAGGACGTTACTAGAAGACTATAATATTCACCCCCGCAACTTTGCTTTAGCAAGAGCTATTGACGGAGACAAGTCCGATAATCTTCCAGGCGTTAAAGGAGTTGGCCTACCAACCATCAGTAAACGCTTTAAGTTTTTCGAAGAAGATAGAGATATTCTATTCAAAGAACTCTATCAAGCGTGCGAAGAGGAAGAGAAGCCTGCCAAGGTACACACTGGCATTCTGGAAAACAAAAAGTTGATTGAGGAAAACTATTCCATCATGCAACTCTACTCTCCCGCCATGTCAATCCAGGCTAAACAAAAGATTGACTATGCGGTTGAAGAATTCAAACCAGAGTTTAACAAGACAGAAGTTATCAAGCTAATGTCGAAAGATGGGTTCGGAGAACTTAATGCCACGGGCCTCTTTACTACCTTCAGGCGTATCGTAACAAATAAAAAATAGTTCCTTGACATACCCACCAACGTAAGTTATATTCTATGTGCTAGGGGAAATTAATGAGTACAATTAAGCGAGACGATTTTAGTCGTTTTGGTAAAGACTTTCAAGAATCACTTTGTCATTTAGTCCTCAAGGATCGCCCGTTCGCTGATCAGATATTTGAAGTACTCGATATGAATTTCTTCGAACAAAAATATCTTCAAGTGTTCGTCTCTCTCGTGAAAGAATATAGAGAGGAATTTAAGACACACCCAAATGACACTGTCATGAAGTCGTTGTTGAGAACAAAACTTGGCAACCAGTCGGATACTGTCAAACGTCAACTGCGTGAGTTTTATGCTCGTATCTCTCGCTTTGAAGATGAACATGCTGAATATGTAAAGAAGACAGCCCTAGATTTTTGCAAGAAACAAAAACTAAAAGAGGCGATGTTAAAATCTATTCCTCTCCTAGAGGAATCTTCGTTCGAGGAAGTGGTTAGCGTCATCACTGACGCAGCACATCTAGGACTAGACAGTAACTACGGTCACGATTTTGTTTTGGACTTTGAAAAGAGATTCGAATTACAAACCCGAGATCCTATCACAACAGGATGGACCGAGATAGATAAGATTACCCAAGGAGGCATGGGCTCGGGTGAATTGGCTGTTGTGATCGCTGCCACAGGCGGAGGAAAAAGTCAGTGCCTAGTTCACCTTGGCACCCAAGCGATCAAAGAGGGTAGAAATGTTGTATACTATACACTAGAACTAGCCGACACAGTTGTCGGCTCACGCTTTGACTCTTGCCTCACAGGCGTGCCTCTACGAGACCGCTGGACATTTAAAGAACAAATTTATGAAAGAGTTCAGGAAGAAGAGTTGGGCAAACTAATTATTAAGGAATACCCAACTAAATCTGCATCAGTGGAAACGATAAAAGCACATTTAGAGAAGCTAAAGGTTAAGAATTTCAAACCAGACATGGTTTTAGTAGATTATGCAGACTTGTTGTCCCAAAAATCAAATTTTAAAGAGAGGCGCCACCAATTAGAATCAACATATGAGGAACTGAGAGGACTAGCCCAGATGTATAACTGTTGTGTTTGGACGGCCTCTCAAACTAACCGCTCTGGTATCAATGCTGAAATCATTACGATGGAAGCTATCTCGGAAGCATTTAATAAGTGTTTTGTATCAGATTTTATCTTTACAGTTTCCAGAACTCTGGAGGAGAAAGAAGTTAATGCCGGCAAAATGTATATTGCTAAGAATCGCAACGGCCCAGACGGAATAATTTATCCAGCTATCATGGATTACTCAAAAGTATTAATAGATGTCCAGCCCTCCACGGGTGAGTCTATCGGTGACGTTGCAGAGAGCGCAAAGAAGAGGCAAGAAGAAAAGTTATCATCAGCATACAAGAAGTTTAAAACTAAGAAGAAGAAAAAGAAGGAGGAGAAGAATGCATAGTGAAGAAGAAGTAAAGTCAGCGACATTAAAATATTTCAAAGGAGACACTCTCGCCACTAACGTATGGATGACCAAATATGCCCTCCGTGACCTGGATGGCAGCTTCTTAGAGCTGACCCCATCAGACATGCACGACCGGCTTGCAAAAGAGTTTTCCCGTATAGAAAATAAGTACCCAAATCCAATGTCTCTGAAAAAAATTCGGGCCCTATTTTCAGATTTTAAGTTTGTTGTTCCACAGGGCTCACCCATGAGTACCGTTGGAAATCCCTTTTATCTTCAGACGGTTGGCAACTGTTATGTCATCGATCCCCCCGAAGACTCATATGGCGGTATCCTTAAGACTGACGAACAACTTGTACAAATCGCAAAACGCCGAGGAGGGATTGGTTTTGATATATCCAATATTCGGCCTCATGGAGAGCCCACCAAAAATGCTGCTAGAACTACAGATGGGATTGGTGTCTTTATGGAGCGATTTTCCAATTCTTGCCGAGAGGTCGCCCAGAATGGTCGAAGAGGGGCACTCATGCTCACCATTTCGGTCCATCACCCCGATATTCGCACATTCATCAATATCAAGCGAGATCTCAAAAAGGTAACAGGAGCAAATATCTCCATTCGCGTTTCTGACGAATTTATGTACGCTGTAGAAAATAATGAAGAATTTACCTTGCAGTATCCAGTAGATGCAGAAGAGCCAACCGTGAAGCGGCAGATTGACGCAAAAAAGCTATGGGATGAAATAGTAGAGTCAGCCCATCAGTCAGCAGAACCCGGAATCTTGTTTTGGGACAATGTGACCACATATACGCCCTCAGACGCATATGAAGAGTTTAAAACCACTTCAACAAATCCTTGTGGAGAAATTGCAATGGGCACCGATTCGTGTCGCCTTATGTTAGTCAATACTTTTGGGTTTGTGAAAGGCGCGTTCACAGAAAAGGCAAACTTTCAGTGGACCAAATTTGCGGAAGTAGTTCAACAAGCTCAGAGGCTCATGGACGATATTGTTGACATTGAAGTTGAATGTATTGACCGCATTTTGGCAAAAGTTGACAGAGACCCCGAAACAGCCGCTTCCAAACAAACAGAAATCGATTTATGGCAGACATTCAAGGACAATTGCATACGAGCCCGTCGAACGGGACTAGGGCAAACGGGGATAGGTGATACGCTCGCAGCACTCGGCATTCGGTATGGATCCCAAGACTCAATCAGGTTTGTCGAGAAGCTCTATAAAACCATAGCTATAAACGCCTATAAAGCGTCCTGTATCCTCGCTAAAGAACGTGGCACATTCCCAGCCTTTTCCTTCGATAAAGAGCGTTCTAACCCCTTTATCGAGCGCGTAATTAATGCGGACGATGAGTTAAAAGAACTCTACTATAAACACGGCCGTAGAAACATCGCTTTGACGACCACAGCACCCGCCGGTAGTGTATCAATTCTTACCCAAACTACATCAGGGATCGAGCCGGCCTATCTCTTGGAGTATAAGCGTCGACGTAAGCTAGACAGTTCAGAAGTAAATACGGTAGCAGACTTTGTTGATGATCTCGGAGACAGATGGCAGGAGTATGATGTTTACCATCATAACTATCGTGAATGGATGAAAGCCACCGGAAAGTCGGGGATTGAAAGTTCACCTTATTATAAGGCCACCTCGAATGATATTGATTGGGAAGCTTCTGTGGATTTACAAGCAGCAGCCCAAAAGTGGGTATGTCATGCTATTTCCAAAACTTGTAATCTTCCCGCCGATGTTACACAGGAATTGGTGTCAGATGTATATTTTCGTGCGTGGCAAGCAGGCTGCAAGGGATTTACCATCTATCGCGACGGATCGAGATCTGGCGTTCTTTTGTCGAATGCAGGTGAGGAAAGTGAGAATTTTCCGCAGTACTCCGCTCCGAAGCGACCCGAGAGCTTGGAATGTGATATTCACCACACCACCATTCAAGGGGAAAAGTGGATCGTCCTCACTGGCTTGATGGATGGAAAACCTTACGAGGTATTTGGGGGACTATCTAACTTAGTTGAAATTCCTAAAAAATACGTGCGAGGTAGAATTGAAAAGACATCTTACAAATCCAGGAATGGGAGATACGATTTAGTTTTCGGAGATAACGGCGACACAGGGGCCGTAAGGGATATTGTAAATGTTTTTGATAATCCTAACCACTCTGCCGTTACTCGTCTTATTTCTTTATCACTTCGCCACGGAGCCTCGATCAAGTATACGGTTGAACAGTTATTGAAAGATAAAAACAGTGATATGTTCAGTTTTGTAAGGTGCATTTCTAGAGTGTTGAAACAATACATCGAAGATGGTGAAAAGACTTGTGAAAAGACTTGTGAGAATTGCAGCGCAGAGGAAACTTTAATCTACATGGAAGGGTGTGTCACTTGTAAATCTTGTGGCCATAGTAAATGTGGATAACTTCTTGACAACCGCACAGTGATGGGTTATAATATATTTATAAGGAGCACATATGGCAACGTTTATACCACGAAATAGGTATTTGAAAATTCAACGACAACCTTCTGTAGAAGATACTGTGGAAGATCTGGGCTTGGTGTTACCAACAAGTTACGAGGCCCCCAAGAGTACACATGAGGTTGTTTATATTGTAGAAATATCACCAGATCCGAAACCTTCTTTCTATCAAGGCCAAAGAGCAGTAGTGGTGTCGCAGATGATTGAAGATATTGAAATAGAAGGAGAAATCATCTCTGTTATACTTGAGAACTACGTCATAGGAGTCTTTAGTGACACAGACAGCACAGCGTAAAACTTTATTGGTTGCTGAGATAGCAGAGAATGAGGACGCCACAGCTACAATTTATTTTGAGTACGACGAAGACTTTAAGAAGTGGTTCATGGAAAGTCAAAGTTTAAAAAGATGGAGCCGCAAACGGTTTGAGAAGGTCGTTAGAGTAGCTATAGAAGAATATCTCACAGCAAATGGAAAATCAGCCATCCTAGAAGGCGCCGTTATGGATCCCGAAGAGGAAAACTAATGAATTTTAAATACAGAATAAAGGCATTGATAGTATCTTTAACTCTGCTTCGTAAACGTAGCGGACGACAGCACTTAGACATCCATACCTTCTCGCTATCGTGTGGCTGGGAAAACAAGCTCTTGCCCTATGGTAGACTCTTTTGGAGTTTTATGAACACCACCATCATTAATCTTGAAATGTATTATGTGAAGAAACCAAAACCAACAGACAATACTTTATAAATTAGCAAAAAGTGGTAACAATGAAGAAAGAATTTGATCATCATGATGATCTCACATATGAAGCATCCGAAGTAATCGAGGCATGGGACTTGAATTTTAATTTAGGCCATGTTGCTACTTTTGTAGCGAAAGCAGGGCAGAATATAGAAGACCCTCTTTATAACTTAAAAAAAGCTAAGTGGTATTTAGGGCGGGAGATTCTTAGGCTGGAGAGGGACGCGATTGACTGGAATTGTGATTAAGGGCGGTTAAGAGATTTCGGAAACCGGTATAACTTTTAATATTTTCCTTCTACTTACCTATAGGGGGTAATATAATGTCCGGGATCTTGTTTCTATTGTTTTCGTTTCTCTCATGTTGTGTGCCAACATTAGAAGATTTCAGTGCCGAAGAGTGCGGAGGACTGGTAGGCGATATTGCTTGCGACTTTGACTTAGTTGACATGCACGACGAACCAAATACCTTGTGGGAACATCACGAGAAAGTTATTGTTTTAGATTTCTCGGCTATTTGGTGCGGCCCCTGTCAGGCTGCTGCTTTCTTTTCAGAGCCCATATTAGAAGCTTACCCAGAAGGCGAAATAGTATGGATCACAGTATTAACGAGCAATATGACGGGAGGTATTCCCAACGCCGCTGATTTAGAACTATGGGTCACCCACTTTGATCTTATGGATGAGAAGTCAATTGTTCTCTCGGCTGATAAGACCCTCTTGGCGGGATACTTCATCGACGGATATCCTACCTTCTACTTTATTAACAAGGACATGGAGATAACTAACATCATGGGCGGTTGGAGTGGTCCTCTTCTGACGCAAGCGATTGACGATGCCTTTGCCTCGACAGAAACTTCAGATTAATAAGCACAAAGAAGACTATTTATAGTATGAAGCTCCTACTTGAAAATTGGCGAAAGTATTTAAATGAAGTTACCTTTTCAGATGCA